TTACAGTAATTGGTGATATTTCTGGAGTGCCTGGGGTCTATTCACCATCTGATTGTGCTAACGTTGCTTCAGCAATAGGATCTTTTGTTGGGATCATTACAACCACAATCGCAACTGGTATAATTCCAGCATCAAAAACAGTTGCACCTGGATCACTATTCCAAGTAACTGAGTTTGATATTTCTAGACCTGGATATGCATTTAGAGTTGGTGATGTATTTAAACCAGTTGGTCTAGTCACAGATGCTAGACTAGCAAGTCCAATAAGTGATTTTAGCATTACGGTATTACAGACTTATAGTGACCAATTAGCATCATGGGAACTTGGAGAATTTGATTATATTGATTCCATTAAACCGCTACAAAATGGAGTGAGAAAGAGATTCCCACTTGCATTTGCTGGTAAGTTATTGAGTTTTGAAACTAATGATCAAGATGCAGAATCATCATTGATAAAACTGGAGAATTTACTTTTGATCTTTATCAATAATGTTCTTCAAGTTCCTGGTGAATCTTATGAATTTACAGGGGGCACATCATTTACATTTACTCAGGCACCAGAATTTGAAGATAGTATTTCAATATTCTTCTATAATGGTACAAAAGAGTCTGATAGCATTACCATAGATGTACCAGAAACATTAAAATCTGGTGATAGTGTTAAACTATCAGCATTTACTGGAATTGCATCTTCCAAAGAACAGAAAGATAGAACAATTACATTAATTGCTGCATCTGATAGTATAGAAACTAATCTTTATACTGGATTGGGTATAGATGATGATAATTTTAGAGAACTTGCATGGAAAAAACAAAAAATTGATAAAGTAATTAATGGTGAAACAATATATAAAACTAGAGATTCTTTAGAGTCTCAGATTTATCCAGTTGCAAGAATTATAAAAGATTTTACACCTGCATCTACTGAACTTTTTGTTGATGATGCAAGATTCTTTAACTACGAAGAAGATGCTTCCGCAACAATCATAGAATCTGTTGGTGGATTGATCGTATATGATACTGGATATTCAACTGGATCAATGACCGCATCAATTAATGTTACTAATACAAGAGTAACTGGACTTACTATTGTAAATGCTGGATCTGGATATGTTGGAAATACAACAACAGTTTCAATTACTCGACCAAGAAATCTTGGAGTTGGGATAGGAACTACTGCTACGGCAACAGTAACAATCACTAATGGTAGATTAACTACCCCAATTACCATAACCAATCCTGGACTAGGATATACAGTTGCACCTAAAGTTTTAGTACCAACGCCTGCTCCTTTGAAAGAAAGAGTTAGAAATATTAGTGTAATTGAAGGTTTTGCTGGAATTATTACGGGCATATCAACCACAACTGGAACGGGTGGACATTCACTAGCACTTAAATTAAATCTTAAGATTTCCAGCGGAGATTTTAGTAGTTTACAAGTTGGATATCCAATTTGCGTCACAGACACTAATGTTGGCAGAGGTGTTACTTCTGTAGATTCGGGAGATGCTTCTCCAGTTGGAGTTGGAACTACTTTCTTGAATAACATTTATTATGTTCATAGTATTACCAGAGCAGCAACTAATGCGGAGATAATTACAAATATTGTATCAAATAGTAATATTACTGGATTGACAACATCTGGATCTTTTGTAGGTAGATTCTCTTGGGGTAAATTAAGTCCTATAATAAGAGGATCTGTTGCGATTGGGGTTACGGTAAGTGGTTTAAGAGTTGATTCAGGTTTATCAACTTTCCCATCAATAGAAAGAAGAGATTATGGATTAAGAAGTACTGGATCACTCAGAAAACTTCTCGATTAAACCTAATATAAATATAGAAAAAAGCTAAGTGTATAATGGCTGCTATTGTAACGGATCAATTTAGAATTTTAAATGCAAATAATTTTGTAGATACTGTTGATAATGTCAACAATTCATATTATGTTGTTTTAGGTTTGGCAAACCCAACAAGAGTTGGTTTTGGTGGCACTCCTTCTTGGAATACAAATGTACCAAGTCCTCTTGATAACATTAATAATGTTAATCATATTGGAGATACCATTTTATTTGGAAAAAAAGTAACCAGTTTGAACGTAAGAAGACTTATAAGAAGAATTGATTGGAGCAAAGGTACAAGATATGAGATGTACAGACATGATTATGGTGTTGAAGCACCATCTCCAGTAACACAATCAACAAGATTGTATGATGCAAATTATTATGTAATGAATGAAAATTATGGTGTTTATGTTTGCATTGATAATGGATCTTCGGGAATAAACACCACTGGTAATGCTTCTCAAGATCAACCACTTTTCACAACTCTGGAACCTTCTAGAGCAGGTGAAAGTGGAGATGGATATCTTTGGAAGTATTTGTTTACAGTAGCACCTAATGATATTATTAAATTTGATTCTACAGAGTATATTTCATTACCAAATAATTGGAGTACATCAACTGATACTCAAATAGATGCTGTTAGATCTAATGGAGATGCTAGTGTAAATAATAATCAAATTAAAAAAGTTTATATTGCAAATCGAGGATCTGGATATTCTGGGGGACTGGGACAGGAAGTTGATATTCTAGGTGATGGAACTGGCGGAAAAGTAATTCTTGATGTGGTTGGTGGTGAAATCACAAATGCTACAGTTTCTGCTGGTGGAAAAGGTTATACTTTTGGAATTGTAAATTTAGCAACGATTAACTCCAATGCATCTGCAAATTTTGCAAAGTTAATTCCAATAATTCCACCATCAAAAGGACATGGATATGATTTATATAAAGAACTAGGTGCTGACAGAGTTTTAATCTATGCAAGATTTGACGATTCTACAAAAGATTTTCCTGTAGATACAAAATTTGCTCAAATAGCAGTTCTAAAAAATCCAACTTCCATTGGATCAACGTCAACATATACAGATAGTGAATTTTCTTCATTATATGCAGTGAAATTTATTTCAACTAGTGGATCGATTAATATTGGAGATATTGTATCTCAAAATGTAACTGGTGGAATCGCTAAAGGATATGTTGCCTCATATGATGAAGAAACAAAGGTTCTAAAATATTTTAGAGATAGATCATTATATTTTAACCAAACTTATTTGGATCAAACAGATTATATTGGAGTTGGAACAGCATCTAAAGTTTTAGATTTTCAATCAACTGCAACTCCATTAACAACAAATGGTGGATTTGTTGGATCAATTGATATTTCATTTACTGGAATTACAACAAATCCAACAGGTACTAAAATTATTAGTTTAGGATCTAGATTTACTAATGGTCTTGCTTCTCCTGAGATAAATAAAGGATCGGGGGATGTTCTTTATATTGACAATAGACCCGCAATTAGTAGAAATTCTCGACAAAAAGAAGACGTTAAAATCATTCTGGAATTTTAAAAATGCCACAAAAGACTAATCTAAATCTTAATCCATATTATGATGATTTTGATAAAGAGAATAACTATTATAGAGTTTTATTCAAACCTGGATTTCCAATTCAGGCAAGAGAATTAACAACTTTACAATCTATCCTTCAAGATCAAATTGAGTCTTTTGGAAGCCATATGTTTAAAGATGGCTCCATGGTTATTCCTGGTGGCATTACTTATATTTCGGATTATCATTCGATAAAAATAAACACAGAGCATCTTGGAATTCCTGTTATTTTATATGCCGATCAATTAATTGGCAAAAAACTCACAGGATCAATTACTGGTATTTCCGTAGTAGTAGACTCATATTTAACCCCAGAGGATTCAAGCGAAATTACTGATTTGACATTATTCGTCCAATATCTAAATGCTGGCGATGATAACACGATTAAGTTTTTAGATGATGGAGAAGAGTTAATAACTGAAACAGCATTTACATATGGAAATACGACATTAAATGAAGATGATACTGTAGCAACTTTAATAGCAACTGGTGCTTGTGCTATTGGTTGTGCTGCAGCTGTTGCAAATGGTGTATATTTCATCAGAGGATCTTTTGTTAATGTTTCAGCAGATAAAATTGTTTTAGATCCATATACAAATGAACCATCGTATAGAGTAGGATTAAATATTTCGGAAGAAATAACCACAATCAAAGAAGATCCAAATCTTTATGATAATGCAAGAGGATTTTCTAACTTTGCTGCACCAGGTGCAGACAGATTAAAAATTTCAACGACGTTAACTAAAAAACCACTAACGGATATTGATGATAAGAATTTCGTAGAGTTATTAAGATTAAATGGTGGATTAATTAAAAAATTACAGAATAAATCGACATATTCAATCGTTAAAGATTATTTTGCAAAGAGGACATTTGAAGAGTCGGGAAATTATGCAGTAGATAAGTTTATAGTCAATGTCACAGAATCTTTAAATGATAGACTTTCAAATGAAGGTACTTATTTACCTGGAGAAACAACACAAAACGGACTAACCCCATCAGACAATCTAATGTCTGTAAAAATTTCTCCAGGTAGAGCATACGTTAAAGGTTTTGATATAGAAAAACAAACAGATACTATTGTTGATGTAGAAAAACCAAGAACAACGGCATTGGTTCCAAGAGCACTCATTCCTTTTGAATTTGGTACATTATTAAGATTAAATAACGTTTTTGGTACTCCATTTTTTGGAATAAACAATAACAGTAACAAAGTAAAACTTTATAATCAAAGAAGAAACTCAACAACCGCTGGAAATGGAACTGAAATTGGCGAAGCAAGAGTTTATTCATTTGGATTAACGGATGACATTTATAGAACTGGTGCAACTTCCTGGGACTTGTTCTTATTTGACTTACAGACATATATAACTCTAACATTAAATCAAGCACTTAACTCGACTCAGTGCCCCGCTACATCTCTTGTAAGGGGTGTGAGTAGCGGAGCATCAGGATATGTGGTAACTGCTGCTGCAGGCACAACAATAAACCTCATACAGACCTCTGGAACCTTTATTGTAGGGGAAGCACTTATAATTAATGAAACTCAAGAATTTCCCAGAAGTGTTTCTTCCGTAACTGCTTATTCTACAGAAGATATTAAATCAGTATGGCAAGATTCTAATCCAACATTTTCGGGATTCCAAACAGATTTTGGTGGAGATGTTATTCTCCAAAGATCAAATATTCCTGGATTTATTCTAAGTGATAAGTTCCAAATTACCACTGCTGGTGCAATGACTTGCCCAGGAAAAACTTTCGGATTAGTTAAGGTTGGTTCTATTATTAGATATCAAATTGCTGGTGTTGCAACAGAAACTTTTAATAGAGTCTCTTCAATTTCAGCAGATTTAAAAACGATTACTTTAGTTGCAGTTACTGACGTAACAGATGTTTGCAGTGGAGCACTGCCAGGTTCAACAGTGAGTGGAGTTACTGCAACACTAGGTGTTCCAACAATTTTAAACAAAGAAAATCAAGGTCTATACGCAAAGTTAAGTAATAAAAATGTTGGATCAGTAAATCTATCATCATCAAATATTCAACTTAGAAGACAAATTACAGGACAATCTACCAATGCTAGTGGAACGTTAACATTAACAACATCATCAGTTGGTATCACAAGTGCATTTTTCCAATCCTTTGATGCTGACAGATATTCTGTTCACTATTCTGATGGTGCAATTGAAGATTTATCTGGTGATCAATTTACTATTTCTGGTGATGGTACCCAATTAACTGTTAATGGTCTTAGAACGTCACAATCTAATAATGTAACTATAAACGTTACTCTTGTGAAAAACTCAATGTTGGCCAAACAAAAGAGTTACATAAGATCGGGTCAACTTATTGTAAATAACTCTCAGACCGGCATTTCAACTGATAACAATGGATTGACTAAGAATTCATTTTATGGACTAAGAGTAGAGGATAAAGAAATATCTCTGAATAGACCAGATGTAGTTAAGGTTACCAAAGTATTTGAATCACTAAACAACATAAAACCAGTTTTTGATAAGTTAACTTTTATTTCTGGACTAAATCTTACAATATCTGCCATTGTTGGAGAAAGAATCATTGGATCTTCCAGTGGAGCAGTAGCACAAATTGTAGAAATACCATCATCGTCCGAAGTTAATATTGTTTATCTAACGACAGAAAAGTTTGTTATTGGTGAAACATCTACATTTGAAGAATCGGGGATTATAACCAATCTACAAAATATTACTCAAGGTTCGTACCTAGATGTGACAAATAACTTTACATTGGATAAAGGTCAAAAAGATCAATATTATGATTATTCAAAAATTGTTAGAAAAACTGACTCTATTCCATCAAGACAATTGCTAGTTGTATTTGATTATTATCAAGTTCCGTCAGGTGATTCTGGAGATGTATTTGTAGTTTCATCTTATCCAGCAGAAAGATTCACTAAAGATGTTCCATATTTACCAGATGGAACAAGGGCAACAGATACATTGGATTTTAGACCAATGGTTTCTGTAAATACCTCTACAACTCAATCACCATTTGCTTTTGCAAGTAGAAATTTTGCTACTTCAGGAACTAACTCAGCAATCATCGTTGCTCCTGGAGAAAGTTCATTAATATCTTACAATTATTATTTGGGTAGAAAAGATCTACTTGTTTTAAATAGTCTTGGTCAATTTTCAGTTGTGCAGGGGGTTCCAGCGTTAGATCCAAAACTTCCTACAAATGTTGAAGGAGCTATGGATATAGCAACTATAGAATTACCACCATATCTGTATAACACTTCAGATGCGAGTATTATTCTCGTTGATAATAGACGTTACACAATGAGAGATATTGGTAAACTGGAAGATAGAATTAAAAATCTAGAAATAACAACATCATTAAGTTTACTGGAGTTAAATACAAAATCTTTACAAATCCAAGATGCTGATGGTTTAAGTAGATTTAAAACTGGATTTTTTGTCGATGATTTTAAAGACAATTCATTCATTGAGTTAAGTGATCCAGATGCAGAAGCAGTAATTGATACAGTTAATCAAGAGTTAGTTCCAGCAATACAGAATTTTTCAATTACACCAGAATTAGCACTTGCAACTGGAACTGACTATAGTACAGCAGATTTTAATGCAGATTTAAATCTTTTAGAATCAACTGTTAAGAAAACTGGAGATATTATCACTTTAAATTACACTGAAGTTGGATGGATTGAACAGCCACTTGCTTCTAGGGTAGAGAATGTAAATCCATTCAATATGATTGAATTCAATGGTGGAATTACCTTGCATCCACCAACAGATAACTGGGTTAGAGATGTTTTTGTTGATGGTGGTACCAGAACAATTACTGGTTCTTATGATGGAACATATATTGAGACAATTAAGACTAGTAGTTATCCAGATACCCATTTAAGATCTAGAAATGTTGGATTCGCAGCAGGTGGACTAAAACCATTAACAAGATACTATCCATTCTTTGATGGATCTAGTGGAGTTGATATTGTTCCCAAATTAATAGAAATCTCTATGATTTCTGGTGTATTCAGCAGTGGAGAAGTAGTTAAAGGTTATTTGGGATCTGATACTATAGTCACTTTTAGACTAGCAGCACCCAACCATAAATTAGGTGATATTAATAATCCAAATTCCTGGCAAACTGTATTCACATTAAACCCATATAATAAGTCATTAACTTTACCTTCAAACTACACTTCATCTTCAACAGTTCTAAACGTTGATATTAGATCTTTAGTACAAGAAGTTCAAGGTAGATTTTTTGGTAGAATTGCAAGAGACTGCATATTAGTTGGTGAAAGTAGCGGTGCTCAAGCAAGAGTTACTGACATTCGCTTGATCACAGATACCTGGGGTGATGTTGGAGGGGCATTATTCTTTAGAAACCCTCTTACAACACCACCACCATCAGTTCGTTTCCAAGTAGGAACCAGAGCATTTAAGTTAACTTCTAGTTCAAGTAATTCTCAAAACGTTACTGGTAGTTTGCTAATTAGTGCGGCAGAAACTACTTATAGCGCAAGTGGAGTTGTAGACGTATATACTCAAACTTTAGTTACCGTTAGAAAACCACCCCCACCTCCACCACCACCACGTAGAGGAGGTAAGGACCCTCTCGCACAATCATTCACAGTAGATGAAACTGGAGCTTTCTTAACTTCAGTAGATCTATTCTTTGCCAGCAAAGATGATAGTGAGAAAGTATTTGTTGAGCTTAGAACAGTTGAACTAGGAACCCCAACAAATACGATGGTCCAAGATTTCTGCAGAGTTCCATTAGAACCAACACAGGTTAATGTTTCATCAAATGCAGAAGTTGCAACTAATGTAAAGTTCCAATCCCCAATTTATCTGGAACCAAATAGAGAATACGCGATTGTTGTTTTAGCACCAACTTCAAATAATTATGAATGTTGGATTGCGAGAATGGGTGAAAAGACAGTTAACACTCAATCATTACCAAACGCAGAAAGTGTTCTTGTAACAAAACAATACATTGGTGGAAGTTTGTTTAAATCACAGAATGGAACAATATGGACTGCTAATCAGTTTGAAGATATGAAATTTAAATTATATAAAGCAAATTTTGTTAATAAGACTGGAACAGTTTATTTCTATAATCCAACTATCAGTGATACAACTTACATCACACCTGACTTGAATTTGAATCCAATTAAAACACTTCCAAGAAAACTTAGAGTGGGTATTACTTCTGTATTATCATCACAGGCAAATTATGCCACGATGCAAGGCATCCTTAATACTGGAAGAAAAGTAAGTGAAGGTAATGCTCCAGGACCAATTGGATATATTGAACAAGTTGGAGGTTCAGTTTCTGGTTTAACTTTAACTGGAGTAGGTACTGGATTTGCAAATGGAACTTATTCCAATGTAAATTTTTATAACATTAATGGTAATGGATCTGGTGCTACAGGAGTAGTTACAGTTGCAAACAACGTTGTCTCTGCAGTATCAATAAATGTTGGAGCAGGTCAATCTGGAAATGGATATGTTGTTGGTGATGTTCTTGGAATAACAACTAGCACTCTAACTACTCCAAAAGGTGGAAAGGCGACGATAACAGTTGCTGGTTTATCAAATATTGATACATTGTATCTCTCAAATGTTGCTGGTGAAGAATTTACATCGGGTTCAGCATTAGTTTACTTTGATAATAATGTGAGAACTTCAATGGCAAATACAACAATAAGAAGTTCTTCAGTATTATCTGACTTGTATACCGGTACAACTTTTGAAGTAAGTCACCCAAATCATGGAATGACTCAAGACTCTAATAAAGTTTCAATTTCAAATATTACACCTAATACTACTCCAATAACATTAACTGCTGTAATTACACTAAACTCTACTACAGTTTCTCTTGCTAGCACTGCAGGATTTGCTACTTTTGAAGGTCAATCTTCATCGACTGGATACATTAAAGTCAATAATGAAGTTATTTTCTATAATAGTGTTAATGCAAACAATACATTAGGTATTGGAACAAGAGGTACAAATGGAACTCAGGCAAGAGATCATTCTGTAGGAGACATCGCATATAAGTATGAATTAAATGGAGTATCATTACACAGATTGAATAAATCACATAATATGGTTTCAAATGCTACATTAACTAGTCTAAAAGATACTGATAAGTATTACCTACAATTTACAAGAGCAGACAGAGGAAGTGGAGATACTCAATTGAGTTTCAATGATCAAAAATCTTTAGGTGGATCTTCTGTCAGAGCATCACAGAATTTACAATTTAATACTATTCTACCTCAATTAAATGTCATAACTCCAGGTGAAGGAACAAGAGTAAAATCTGAAATTAGAACCGTAAGCGGAACTAGTGCTGGTGGTGTAGAGACATCATTTGAAGATCAAGGATATGAGAGTCTTGAGCTAAATCAACCAAATAGTTTTAACACCCCAAGATTAGTATGTTCATCAATAAATGAGGCAGCTAGATTAGCTGCTTTACCAAGAAATAAATCATTAACTCTCGCGGTTACTTTATCTTCAAATGATAAGAATCTATCTCCTGTTCTGGACTTAGAAAATACAACTCTCATCCTACAAAGAA